ATTCAATACCAAGTGTTTGGTTTAATTTCAGACAAGACGATGACTGGCAGAGTTTAAATACTCGTGAGTCATGGGCAGGTAAAAGAGTATTAATCTTCGCACTTCCAGGTGCATTTACTCCGACTTGTTCGTCTCAACAATTACCAGGTTACGAAAAACTCTATAACGATTTTCAAGAAGCAGGCATAGATGAAGTTTATTGTCTATCAGTAAACGATAGTTTTGTTATGAATGCATGGTTCGAAAATCAAGGCATTGAAAATGTCAAAGCATTACCAGACGGAAACTTTGAGTTTACATCTAGAGTAGGTGCATTAGTAGAGAAAGGTAATCTAGGCTTCGGCAAAAGATCATGGAGATATGCAATGGTTGTTAACGACAATGTAGTAGAACATGTCTTTGCAGAAGATGATATGAGAGACCTAGCAGATACAGACCCATACGAGGCATCTGCACCAGAAAATGTTTTAGAAGCATTAACTTCTGAATAAAACAACTAGACAAGGACCTGATACTGTTGTAAAATGGTATCAGGTTTTTTTATTATGATACTCACAAAACAAGACGCTCAATATGCATCACAGGTTTTTATAGATTACTATAAGAACTTTGGTCGTATCGATGATTATCTTCGTAAAGTAAAACTTGAAAGAATGGAAGATATGCCAACACCTTTGTTTGGTTATGGACCAGAAGATGAGATGTTTCAAGACTTTACAATGCATCCAGAAGATATGCAATTTGTTTGTAGAGAAATGCCAAATGATTTATATGACAACTATCTAGAGATAGTCACATCACATGCAATAGAAAAATCTGTGCCAGGCAAAAATCTAAAGTGGGTTGTCTACGAAGTAAATACAAATAAGATCGTAGGTTTTATTAGATTCGGTTCACCAACAATCAACTCTAAACCTAGAAACGATTTCTTAGGCAGACCATTACAAACTACAAACATGGAAGTCATGAAGAGATTTAACGATAGCACCATTATGGGTTTTGTAATAGTGCCAACGCAACCTTTTGGTTTTAATTATCTTGGTGGTAAATTACTTGCAGGTATTTGTTGTTCGCATCTTGCAAGAAGAACTCTAAGTAAAAAATATAATGCAGATTTCTGTATGTTTGAAACAACATCATTGTATGGTTCTACAAAACAAGTATCACAATATGATGGTATGAAACCTTTTCTGAGATATGCAGGTCTTACTGATTCAGACTTTGCACCTGCACTTAACGATCAAAAGTATAGAGATTTGAAAAAGTGGTTTGAAGATAAAAATGATGGTCAACCTTTAATTGACCCAATGGCAACATCTAAAAAATTAAAGACACAAACTAAAATGATTTCTATCATTAGAAACTCATTAGAAGGAAAAGATTTAGAAACATTTAAGACGGCACTTGCAGATGCAAAAGGTCTTACAGAAAAGAAAAGAACATTTATATCTACATATGGTTATGATAATGTCGCAGACTATCTTAACTTACAAACAGATACATTAATTAAAAGACCTAACTATGATAGATTTGAGTTAGAAGAAATAGTCAAATGGTGGAAAAAATTAGCAGGTAAAAGATTTGACAAACTTAAAACAGATGGCAGAATTAGAACAGAATTAGAAGTTTGGAACAAAAATCCAGACATAGATATAATAAGATGACAACACTATTTAAAAAAGTTTATCGTGTAGTAGAAAATCCTTACGAAAAAGATGCAGGTATTGAATTGATATCTGGTGAATGGGAAGGATTAGTCTATCAATATGGTGATGTGCAGTTCGTTGATGGTGAGCCTCAACTTAACTTCAAACGAACTATAAGAAGAGTGCCTAATAATGTAGAGGCAACAGAAGAGGTAATCGAAGAATTACTAAATAATAACGAACTTAATAAACTCATGGGTGATATATTAGTTGAACTCATGCAGGAACAAATAAAGAGGGAAAATGAACAGAGAGATTCTAAAGGAAGAGATTAAGAGACACGAAGGAGAGGTCTTAGAAATATATAAAGACTCACTTGGTTATTTGACACTTGGTGTCGGACATCTTATAAGAGAAGATGATGCTGAGTATGGTGAGCCAGAGGGCACGCCGATATCACAAGAAGTTGTAGATAGATATTACGAGGCAGATTTTGATAAACATCTAGAAGAGACATATCATGTTTGTGAAAAAAATAACATGAACTTCGATGATCTTCCAGAAAGTATACAACATGTGTTAGTAAACATGTGTTTCAATCTAGGACCAAATAGATTATCTAAATTTAGAAATATGTTATATGCATGTTCAGTAGGTGATTGGGAAGAAATGTCTAGACAAATGGAAGATTCTAGATGGTATGGCCAAGTAGGCAGAAGAAGTAAAGAACTACAACAGATGGTTCTAGACACATAGGAGGATTTATGGCAGTAGATATGTTAAACAAAATTTTAACTGCAACTGTAAAAAGAGCAGATGCAGAGATTGAAGCTGGTAAAGTAAACATCGAAAACCTAGGAAAGAATGCTACAGGTGTGGCAGATCATCCAGACTTAATGAAAACAGTCGAAGATGAGTTGAACAAGATAGGTCATTGGTGTGAAATCAAGTCAGTTGCGATGAAACATTTTGAGTTTGAAGGCAAAAAAACACTATTAAACGAATAACTTTTTTGATACAATTATATTATGGATTTTTATACGAATGTATGTCGTAGTCGTGACAAAATATTAGTCATAGGTTACCAAGGTCGAACTAAACAAAAGGTCGCAGTTAACTATAGACCTAATCATTACATTCTATCTAAAAAGTCTGAGTCACCTTACAAATCTCTAGACGGTCGTAATCTAGAAGTTGTGAATTTAAACTCAATGGGTGGCGCTCGTAAGTTCAGAGAAAAGTATTCAGGTGTAGAGGGTTTCGAAGTTCACGGTTATGACAGATATGTTTACACATATTTGTCTGATAAGTTTCAAGGTGATATTAAATATGATACATCACTAATCAAGACTGCGACTCTTGATATTGAGTGTGAGTGTGAAGATGGTTTTCCTGACCCTATCATTGCATCAGAAAAGATTAATGCAATCTCAATCAAACCTTTCGGTAAAGAGTGTCAAGTCTTTGGCATCGGTCCTTGGGAACACAATCAAAATTTAGTCTATCATAATTGTAAAAACGAAACAGACTTACTACAAAAGTTTATCAAGTATTGGCGAACAGAGTGGTTTGATATCATCACAGGTTGGAATGTAAACAGTTTTGATATCACATACCTTTGTAATCGTATCGATAAGATTCTAGGTGAAGATGAACACAAGAAGTTATCGCCATGGGGTCAATCACATACAAGAGAATATACATCAATGGGTTATCAGAAGAATCAAATCTTCGAACTCAGTGGTGTAAACATCATCGACTATCTAGAACTATATCGTAAGAATACATTTCACAATCAAGAATCATACAAGTTAGATTACATCGCACAGTTCGAACTAGGCAAAGGTAAAATAGATTACAGTGAGTTTGGTTCTCTACATACATTATATCGACAAGACTATGGTAAGTTTCTAGAATATAATGTTCGAGATGTTGTTCTAGTAGAAGAATTAGAAGAGAAACTAGGTTTTATTGATCTGATTATTACAATGGCTTACAGTGCGAAGTGTAATTACATTGACACATTCGGCATGGTGAAGTATTGGGAAACTATCATCTATAACTTTCTCAAAGACCAAAACATACAAACACCACCACAAAGACTTAAAACAGGCAACGATAAGAACAAACCTATTGTAGGTGCCTATGTAAAAGAACCTATTGTAGGTGGTCATAATTGGGTGATGTCGTTCGACTTGAACTCTCTATATCCACATTTGATAATGCAGTATAATATTTCGCCTGAGAAAATGGTCAAAGGCAATCGTCAAGATGTGACTGTAGATAGAATGTTAAACAAAGAATGCGACTTGTCTTATTGTAAACAGACAAACACGGCAGTTGCACCAAACGGTGTTCTTTTTTCTCGTGATAAACAAGGCATGTTTCCTGAACTCATGGAAACTTTCTATGAAGAAAGAAAGAAATGGAAAAAGAAAATGATTGAGTATCAAAAAGAAAAAGAACAAACTCATATCAGACACCCTAGAAGAAAAGAACTCGACACATTAATTAAAAGGGCATACAACAATCAACAAGTTAGAAAGATTGCACTGAACTCAGCCTATGGTGCGATGGCGAATCAATACTTCGCATTCTTCTCTATCGATATGGCAGAGGCAATAACTTTGTCGGGTCAACTTGCGATTCGTTGGGCAGAGAAAATTGTAAACGAATATCTTAACAATGTTCTTAAAACAGAGAACGAAGATTATGTAATTGCAATCGATACAGATTCAATCTATATCACTATGGACAAATTAGTGCAACAAGTATTACCAGATGCACCAAAAGAAAAGGTGATTGACTTCTTATCTAAGGCAGAAGTTCAAATAGAAGATGTGTTAGAAAAAGGTTTTGTTGATCTTGCAGATTACACAAATGCATTCGAACAGAAAATGGAAATGGGTCGTGAAGTCATTGCAGACAGAGGTATCTGGACTGCCAAGAAAAGATATATCTTAAATGTTCATGACAATGAGGGCGTAAGACTCACTACACCTAAACTCAAAATGATGGGTATAGAAACTGCAAAGTCATCAACGCCATTGTGGGTTAGAAAGAAACTAGAAGAGGCACTTAAAGTTGTGATGACAGGCAACGAACAAGAACTCTGGCAGTTCGTAGAGACTGCACGAAAAGAGTTTCGTAATCTGCCTGCCGAAGATGCCAGTTTTCCTAGAGGTTGTAGAGGCCTAGTTCAGTATCAAGACCCAACAACAATTTATTCTAAAGGCACACCAATACATGTTCGAGGTGCCTTACTATACAATCATCATCTCAGAGAGAAAAGTTTAGACATGAGATATGAAACAATCAAGAATGGCGAAAAGATACACTTTACATATCTTACAACACCTAATCCTATTAACGAGAATGTAATATCATTTACATCAGTATTACCAAAAGAGTTTGACTTACATAGATTTGTTGACTACGATATGCAGTTTGATAAATCTTTTGTTGAACCACTAAAGGCAATAGTTCAGTTAATAAACTGGAATGTTGAACCTATCGCATCGCTTGATAGTTTCTTCTCATGATAATAAAAGAAGTAGACTACAGAGTTGCAACTTTATTCTTACAGAAGTGGCATTACTCACCAATAATACCAAAACTTACGAAACACTGGCTAGGTTGTTATGTTGATGACGAGTTAGTAGGTGTATTATCATTGGGGTGGGGCACCAGACCAAAACATACAATACAAGTTTTATTTCCAGAACTAACATCTGCTGATTACTTTGAGATAGGTAAGATGGCAATGACAGACGATATGCCTAAAAATTCAGAGAGTCAGATGTTATCATTAGTAATTAAATGGATTAGACAACATCTGAGAATCAAATATCTATTTACATGGGCAGATGGCATCGTAGGTAAAGTTGGTTATGTATATCAGTCTGCAAACTTTTTATATGGTGGTTTTTCTGAGACAGATTTATATGTGACAGAGAATGGTGAGAAAGTTCACCCTAGAACTATGCAAGGTCTTTTGCCTAATACAGATGGTAAAAAATATGGTCATAGACCAAACTACGAACAAAGAATAGACTTGAACTTGAAAAGAGTTAAAGGCAAACAATACAAATATATTTACCCTATAAACAAAGACGATAGAGAGTATCTCTCTAACTCTACAGTAGACTGGACTATAAACTATCCGAAAGATGACAACTTAGAATGGAAAGTTATGGCACCAGGTGAAAAAGAATGGTCTACAGTAAGTGAGATACCATTTATATACAACAAAGATTTTCAAGAGTTCAATAGTAGAAATGTAAATAAGATAGAAGATAAGTTTGGTAATGCGAGTCTCGATTCTTTCTTTACATAAATAATAGTATGGCATATAGTAAAAAAGTAGTAGATAGATTTAATTCTGTATTAAATAATCCAGAGGCACATTCAGTGGGCAGATTTGACCCTAAAGACCCAATGGTCGCAACAGGAATGACAGGTGCACCTGCATGTGGCGATGTTATGAAACTACAGATTAAACTTGATGACGATGAAAGAATCGTTGATGTAAAGTTTAAAACATATGGTTGTGGTTCTGCAATCGCTTCTTCTACAATGTTTGTTGATATGCTAAGAGGTAAAACAATCGAAGAGGCAAAACAAGTCAAAGATAAAGATATCGCAGAGGCACTTGAATTGCCACCAATCAAATTACATTGTTCAGTTCTTGCAGAAGATTCTATCAAGAAGGCAATAGAAGATTGGGAGAAAAAGAAGGAGCATAGGCAACACAACTATTATGTATAGATATAAAGTTTCAGTAGTCAAGGTCGTAGACGGTGACACAGTAGATGTAGACATCGATCTAGGATTTGGCATGTCGTATAAAAAACAGAGAGTAAGGATGTTAGGCATTGATACGCCTGAAAGCCGAACAAGAGATTTAGTAGAGAAGAAGTTTGGTAAAGCATCAAAAGCACATCTTAAAAGTCTGTTAGAAAATAAAGAGATAGAATTAGTATCTCATGATAAAGGTAAATTTGGCAGAATTTTAGGTGAGTTATTTCATTCAGACAATGAAGTCTCTATCAACCAGCAAATGATTCATGACCATCATGCAGTCGCATACACAGGTGGTAATAAAGAAGAGATAGAGAAAGGTCATCTTGCAAACAGAGAAATCTTAGTCGAACAAGGCGTAGTAGTCTTAGAAACACAACAAGAGTTAAATCTATGACAATATCAATAATGGACATATTTTATATGTTTATGATTGCAGTGATTTGTGGTTTTGTAATTCATCTAGAAGCACAAGTCACTATGATATTGAAAATGTTAGAAGAGAGATATAGATTCGAAGACAAACTTTGTGAACAACAAAAGAAAACAGATTTCGAAAATCGTCTAGACAAAATTTCAAAAGAATAGTATACTGTATACAGTATAAATTTAATTATGAGAGGTGTGATTTATGTCATTTATTAAAGATTTAGTAAAAGCATCTGGCAACGAGTATGCTAATGTCGTTGCAGAAGGCGTAGCTGCTGGTGATGTAGACTCTTTTGTTGATACAGGGAGTTATATATTCAACGCTTTATTATCTGGTTCACTTTATGGTGGACTTCCAGCAAACAAAATTACGGCCATCGCAGGTGAATCTGCAACTGGTAAAACATTCTTTGCATTAGGAATGTGTAAACAGTTCTTAGAAGATAATCCTGAATCTGCCGTAATCTATTTCGAGTCTGAATCTGCAATCACAAAAGAGATGATTGAAGAGAGAGGCATCGATTCAAACAGAATGATTATTGTGCCTGTTGTCACTGTTCAAGAGTTCAGACAACAATCAATATCAATTCTCGACAAATATCTTGAAACAGACGAGTCAAAAAGACCACCTATGATGTTCTGTTTAGATTCACTTGGTATGTTATCAACTACAAAAGAAATCGAAGACACAGCGGCTGGTAAAGAAACAAGAGATATGACTCGTGCTCAGATTGTCAAAGGTGCATTCAGAGTTTTAACTTTAAAACTTGGTCGTGCAAAAGTTCCGATGATAGTGACTAATCACACATATGATGTGATAGGTTCTATGTTCCCTACAAAAGAAATGGGTGGTGGTTCTGGTCTGAAATACGCAGCTTCATCAATCATTTATCTTTCTAAGAAGAAAGAAAAAGAAGGCACAGAAGTTATCGGCAATATTATACACTGTAAGAATGCAAAGTCTAGATTAACTGTTGAAAACAGAATCGTAGATGTAAGATTAACATATGATAAAGGTCTTGATAGATATTATGGTCTGCTTGATCTTGCACTAGATAGTGGTGTTTTTGAAAAACAATCTACTAGAGTGTTATTACCTACAGGCAAAACTGAGTTTGGTAAAACTATTAATAACAATCCAGAAAAATACTTCACAGAAGATGTAATGGAAAAATTAGAATTAGTTGTAAACGGATATTTTAAATATGGAAACGAGAATCGAGAACACGATAATCAAGAATCTGATTCAGAATGATACTTACACTAGAAAGGTAATCCCTTTTATCAAGTCTGAGTATTTCACCGAATCATCTGAAAGATTAGTATTTGAAGAGATAAGTAATTATTTCGACAAGTATACTAAGAGTCCTACAGTTGAAGCACTTCTCATTAATCTTGACAATGTGACTTCGAAAGGAGATGCAATAGTCAAGTCCTCAAAACAACTTGTAGAGAATATCAAAACAGATGATACACCTTTAGATTGGCTGATAGATGAAACTGAAAAGTGGTGCAAAGATAGAGCAATCTACATTGCAGTCATGGATAGTATTGAAGTCTTAGATGAAAAATCTAAAAGGTCAACTGGTGAAATACCAGACTTACTCAAAGATGCTCTATCAGTATCTTTCGACACACATATTGGTCATGACCAATTAGAAGATGCTGATGAGAGATTTGAGTTTTACAATACAGAAGAAGAGAAGATGCCTTTTGATCTTGAATACTTTAATAAGATTACAAAAGGTGGTTTGCCTAACAAGACTTTAAACATTTGTCTGGCAGGAACTGGTGTTGGTAAATCATTGTTCATGTGCCACATGGCATCTAATTGTTTACTCATGGGTAAAAATGTTCTTTACATTACTATGGAGATGAGTGAAGAAAGAATCGCAGAGAGAATCGATGCGAACACAATGAATGTGCCAATGAAAGAACTGCCAGATGTTTCTAAGAAAGAGTATGATAAGAAGATACAAAGAATCAAAAACAAAACAAAAGGTAAACTAATTGTCAAAGAATATCCTACGGCAGCTGCTCATGTAGGTCATTTCAGACACTTACTACAAGAACTAAACATTAAAAAAGATTTTAGACCAGATATTATCTTCATAGATTATCTAAACATTTGTGCATCACATAGAATCAGACCAGGTTCAGGTGCGAACTCTTACACACTTGTTAAGAGTATTGCAGAAGAATTAAGAGGTCTTGCAGTTGAACATGATGTGCCTATGGTATCTGCAACTCAAACTACAAGAAGCGGTTATGGTTCTACAGATATTGGTCTAGAAGATACATCAGAATCTTTTGGTCTGCCTGCAACTGCCGACCTGATGTTTGCATTAATTACATCAGACGAACTAGAAGATTTAGACCAGTTAGTTGTCAAACAGTTGAAGAATAGATACAATGACCCTACAATCTTTAAAAGATTTGTGATTGGTGTAGATAGAAGTAGAATGAAACTGTATGATGTAGAACAAGAAGCACAAGAAGAATTGATTGACAGTATTGATGTTGATGATACACCAGTATTTGATAGAAGTGAAAAGTTTAGGGACTTTAAAGTATAATGGAACCATTTGTTCAGAAACAATACGATGAATATAAGGCAAACTATGTCGAAAAAGAAGTTATGTCAGAATATGATCTTCGACAAAGAATCATAGACGACTTATCTTATGTTTCTAAAATGAGTGTTGGTGAATACACACTATATCAAAAGTATCTAGAAATACAACAGAGATATCCTTCACAAGAAATGGGCACATTGTTTGGTGCCGAAAAACAATTAATCAATGAAGATCATATCAAACTAATTAACGAAAGTAAAAACAATATCTGGTTTCCAGAAGACCCTATGGATTTTGAGAAACTAGAACCTGAATTAATTTATACTGACCTAGATAAAGATAGACAATCAGCAGGTTCTTGGCCAGAAAAATGGAATTGTATCAGAACATTTACTTCTACTATGAAGAACAGTTCTAACATAGGTCGTAATCTACATTACATAGTCAGAGATAGAGTCACAGGTAAATATCTAGGTGTAATCTGTATAACAGGTGACTTTATTGATCTAACACCAAGAGATGATTACATCGGGTGGGAAAGAGAATACAAAACAAATAGTGGTAAATTAAACAACTCATGCATTGGTTCTACAATAGTGCCATTACAACCACTAGGTTTCAATTATACAGGTGGTAAATTACTCGCACTACTTTGTTTATCAGATGATATACAGAATCAATGGCAAGAAAACTATGGCGATAAACTTGTGAGTGTGACAACTACATCTCTATATGGTAAATCTAAAACAGGTGGTTTATCACAATACGATAGACTTAAACACTGGAAGAAAATGGGTTACAGTAAAGGTTCTTTATCATATGAGTTAACAAAAGAGACAGAAAAAGAAATGTTGAAGTATGCAGAGAAACATTACAACGATAGATACTTTATGTTATATGTTGCGAAGAGAGAGAATGGTCAAACATTGAAAAGAGACCATAGAAATCGTATGCGACAGTTTATGTATTCAAGACTTAAAATACCAAAAGATATCATCAAATCAGAACATCAAAGAGGCATTTATTTCTCAACACTTTACGATAACTCACGAGAGTTTCTAAGAGGCGAGATAGAAGAAAAAGATTTAGTAAAATCTTTTGACACATCTACTGAGGCATTATCAGAATTGTGGAAAGAAAAATATGCAAGAAAGAGAATAACTAATTTAGTCAAGAATGACAGAACAAATCTTACAGAGACATTATTCTATGATGATGTTTGTTTCATGTCATGGCCAGAGACTAAAGAAAAATATTTAGGAGAAGTAGGAAGATGATTGCGACTTTAAGTAGAGATGACTATCGACAGTTCAACGAGAACATCGGTATATTACAAGAGGCAGGTACCGAGATACCGTTTGTTGTGACACATAACGAAGACGATACATTTACTGTTGAGTTAAAGACAGATTTAACAGCAGAACAGTTAGATGAAATCATGCAAAATGCAAGTTAGAAAAATACAAGAGAAAGATTGGAGGGCATGCTGGCAGATACAGAGGTCAGATCACCCACACGATGAACCGTTTAGTGCAGATACATGGTTGTTCATTTGTAAGAATCTAACAGATTCTTTTGTAGTTGTAGATGAACATGATGTGCCTGTAGGGTATTGGCTTGGCATATTGAAAATTAATCCACATGAAGAGATACCAGATATATGGTGTCTTGCGATAGATGTATGCACACATAGAGATTATAGAGAGGCAGGTGTTATGGATTTAATTATGCCTGTTGCAACAGAATATCATCAAAGAATATATGCATTCACTCAAAAAGATAATCAACCTGCTGAAGGCATAATGACAAAGTGGGGTTTTGAGAAAGGGTGGTATTCAGAAGAACACGACATGTATTACTGGACTTACGAGAGAGAAGACAATGTTTCCTAAAATATCAGCACCAATAGCAACATTTTTTTTAAGAATACCACTATCTGCAATGTTTATGCAACAAGGACTTAGTAAACTTCCTGTAGATGGTGCAGTAGCAGAGGCATGGGGTTTACCTTACATTGTATGGTGGTTTGTCACATGGGGTGAGATAGGCGCCGCTATCGGTTTGATTGCAGGTGGTCTTTTAGGTTTGATACCGTGGCATGCTAAACATTTCTTTCTTGCAAGAATCGGCAGAAATCAACCAACATTCAGATGGTTTATAGAAGAGTTAGGTGATCTTACAACGAGATTTAGTGGTATCACTATGACTTGTATTGCAACTGGTGTTATATGGATTCTGAGTCCTGCTAGTCTATGGGATGTAATTTATAAAGACTATCTACATGTCAGTTTATATGTTGGTGGTCTATACTTTGCACTCAGAGGAAACGCCAAATACGCTTGACAACAGGTCTCACTTTTTAGTATACTAATAGTATGAAAAAAGAAAGAATTATTAATCAAACAATTATCTTCGATGTAGACGGCACTATTGCTGATTGTGAACATCGTAGATGTTTTGTTGATGGTTCACAACCAAGAGATTGGGACAGATTTAGAGAAGAGACAGTAAACGATACACCTATTCAATGGGTGTGTGATATCGCAAAAAGATTCATTGCACAAGGCGATGAAGTTGCATTCTTTAGTGCAAGAAACGAATCACAAAGGGAGATCACCGAGAAACAAATCTCAGACTGGATTGGTGATGGTCATAAAGGTTTATTTTTAAGACCAGACGGTGATTACAGAAGTGATGTAGAGTTCAAAAGAGAACTTGCAGACAAGTTTTTAGATATGGGTGGCAAAATCGATCTTATCTTCGATGATAGACAATGTGTTGTTGACATGTGGAGAGATGAGGGTTTTGTAGTAGTTCAAGTTGCAGACGGAGATTTTTAATGAAACAGTTGTGGCACGATTACATGAATTACTTTGATATCCTGGATGACATACAAGAAGATGGTCAAATAAATATGTTTGAGGCACCTAGAGTGCTAAGAGATATGTTTGACCTAGACAAACAAGAATCATTCGCAGTAGTTCAAGAGTGGATGAAATCTAAAGAAAAAAAAGTATAGTTTTTTTCGCCAAAAGGTTGACAATGACATCACTTTTTTTATATACTATCCATAGTGAGATAACACTTAAACATCAAAGGGCTTGAGAGTTCGACCTTTAAAAAATTAGAGAAACTCTACTTGATAAGGATTTAGTCCACATGACACCGAGAGGGTTGCTTATCATTAGAAACAGTCACTAGAAGTTCAAAAGTCGCTGAGAGATCGCAGGTTCGATTCCTGCCACACAGAGGTGTGTAGAGAAGTGGTCCTAATCTTTCTGAACTGCTATCGGCCGAAAGACATTATATGGTTAGTAGGTTGAACATAAAGCATAAGACTTATCGTAAATCGTAGAGTTTGTGGGTAAGAACACAACGGTGAGATTAGGCCTAGTCCTTTTCAATATAACCGATTAACTACTTCACTATTCGAGCGAGAGCGGTCATAGAATCTTTTTTACTAGACTTTAATTTAAAAGTTAAAGGTGATATCCTAGGATAGTCCGGCGAAAATCGTTAGTATCAAAAAACCAAAGATTATATTTTGAGTCGTTAGTGTAAGGGTAATCAAGAATGGAGAAGCTTGAAGTTAACCAGACTCCCTGAGACCTTTTAAACGAAATATAATGCGAGTAAGTGAGAGATGACAAAAGAACTATTATTGACGACTCACGGCGAGGGCATTGCGTATTCCTGTCGGTATAATGGTTAAATTTAGAGTTGTGGACATGATAGAGTGGTGATATACGAATACAAGATGGAGGCGTGTTGACTGATTGTTGAGAAAACAAGAGAGGAGACTCAAGCGTTCAGCAGTCAGATAGTCGGGGACTATACAGAACCCGAGCGTAGAAAGAAGTCCTGAGTTAGAGTATGATGATAAGTTATAGATGTGAGTTGAAAACAATGGTTGCTTGCAGTGTTAGATTCTTGGAGAATAAGAGAGTATAGTCGTCTAACAGTTAGTAGGGAGAT